TCTGGTGTTATATTTCTAAGTTGTGCTAATTGTATAATTCTTAAATACTCACTATCAGAACTAAATACACCACCTTGTTCTTCTTGATAATCTGCATACGTTACAGGAAAACCTAACTTACTACCCAAGTCTTTGTAATGTCTTGATTGCATAACTTGATCTTTTTTTAATCCTAACTTTCTAAACGCTAATGAGTGTAGTGTTCTAAAATAAGGTAGATCATCTTCTGTTAAATTAAATTTTTTAATAGCTTCATCTCTTGCATGGTTTGCAGCTTTTTGTGTAAATGCAAAATACCCAACTTTATCTGGGTCTGTTTGTTTAAGATAGTCATCAACTTTATTTAGTAACGTTGTAGTTTTTCCTGTCCCTGGTGGACCTAATACTATTGTTCTCATTTTTTTTTCACCCTTACATTAAAGTTCATTACATAGTTGTCGTGTGATGTACCTATTTTTGTTTTTTTAGTGTTAGTTATATTTATACTTTGATTTGCGTGCTGCAAATTTGATGGTCGATAGTCCAAAGGATTATTATCTTCATGATGAACTATTTTAAATTTTTCTGGTAAAGGGTTTTCAACAAAAGCATTTGCAACAAGAACATGCACAGACGGTTTAAGATCTACTATTTTACCATCAAGTTTATAAGATAGATGACATATAGGATATTCACCACCTTGTGGCACTCTAATTGTTTTTATTTTTTTATTAAAACTATCGTAAAGATAAGGAAATACCCTACCGAGATCAGGCATGTAAGGATTTATTCCCCCTGTTTTCCATAAGACGTATCTTTTCTTAGGTAGATTAGTTAATTTTTTCTCTGTAAAATGAGAGTTTTTAGCTTCATCTAAATAAATAAAATCTATATTTTTTTCTTTTTGTATAAAAAGATTATGTTCAGGAAATAAAAATAATTGATCTCTTGTCAAAATATATCCTTTGGTTTTAATTCTTTTTGATTGTATTCATCTTCTTTTTTATCAAATTGTTTTACCACAAATACAGAAGTTCTTTCTTTACCTATACGTTTGTCATCACAGTTACATGTTTCTTTTAACATCTGTGCTGTACGGGAGTATGGTACGTCCCAACGTTTTCTAATTAAAAATTGATTATAAAATCTATCAAAAACAAAATGGTGATTTCCTTCACTGGTCCACACACCACCTTTTCTTAGATCATTTTTATCTGTAGATACTTGTCTGTTTAAACAATACTCTTCCAAATGATTTTGTAATTGATCTTGTGTAGTCACACCTTCTGGTGGATCTATTGGTTCGTGATTCTTCATCAGTGGATTTATTATCATGTCCCAATCTTTAGGTTTCACTGTTGGTGGTTTAAAATCTAATTGTTCCATACATGCTTCTTGAAATAAACTTTGTTGTTTTAAAAATTTTACGTTCTCCAGGTGTAGTCGTTGACCATCTACGTTTAAATAATAGTATGGTTTTTCTAATTTAATTTTTTGTAAGTCAGTCAATGCAGGAAATACTATCTCTTCACCAATACCAAACTTTCTTTCTCTACATAATTTTTTATCACACAAGTTACACATTGGTGTGTCATTACATTTATAACCCCATTCTTTTTTATCATGCTGACGTTTAATTATTTCTACTTCAGACTCACTCAATGGTACAGTTGATGCTGTTGCGTTAAACAATGTCATCTTACTTTTCCATTCTGCAGGCCATTTCTTTTTAGCGTACACACCAAAATGAAACATAGAATTGTTACGTCCACCTTCTGGTATTTTATTCATAGCCATAAGTTCTATGCAAGGTGGTGCATCATCATACTCTGATTTAGGTCTTTCTATTTTTACAAAATCAAGATCGTATTGTTTTATCTCATTGTAAATTGTGTAAAATTCTTCTAGTGTTGCAGCCTCACCATCTTGTTTAAATGCATAACGTGTAGTTTGATTACCGTTAAAGTAAGGTAAGTTTAAAAAATTACCTGTATCGTCTGCTGATTTTAATTGTATTTGTTTTGGAAAAACTTCTGACCCGCCGTAGCCTAGTAGTGTTTTTATTTCTGTTAGTTTATCTCTCATTCTTTCTGCAGATACGGGTTTATCTGTAAAGAGGAAGACGTGAGCACCACCGCTCTTTGACCTACACACAGCCAGAGGCAGTTTAAATTGTTTTATCTTGTCGATTAATTTTTTATGATCAAATCCTGCGTATGAATCTATGTCAACACATCCCCACACACATTGGTTGTCTTCGTTAATAGGTATGATACCCAGACTTTGTCTACCATCTAGGTGCATTTCCCACAGTTCCGTGGTCACTGGTTGACGTACTACGAATGATTGTCCTTTAAGCTTGACACCGTTTTCTGCCGGTGCTGTAACTTTGGTACAACCATGCGCACGTTCCAATCCTTTAAATATCTTTTCAAACATAATTTTTAATAGGCGCGTCCACTCTCGCTTCAGCGCCTACTCCTAGGATTTTATTTAGTATGGTGAATCTGTTTTTGATTCGTCTGATCCGTGTTTAACTTGCACATCACCTTTGCCAACTTGATCAGCAAAAGATTTTGCAATTCCATAAACACTTTGATCTGAGACCGGACCAACTTTAGACACTTCCCAACCAAACCATGTTCCTTTGTCATTCGACATCTGAACAGTCTTTAGATTGTAAATGTGGCTATATGTTGGCGGTGTAAACAAACCATTTTTACCGTTCAACTTTATTCCCATCATAATGGAATTCCATTTACGACTAATTTTTAGTTGAGTCGCTTTCATAGAAATTAAAGCTGTCTGTGGTGAATCACCTAAAACTACTACATAATGATTTGCAGTATTTTCTAAGTAATTACCATTAGGTAATCTATCTTTAAAAGATTTGTCACGTGTAGTCTGACTCATGATGTCTGAACTTGCATCGTGAATTGCTACAGGTGCGCCTTTACCCTCACCTCTGTCTTGCCACTCTACGTATTTTCTTTCGTAGAATACTGGCAACACATCTATTCCTTTGGTTCCGTCAAAAACTTCGTTAGTGACAGTATTGAGAATCATGCCGGGTTCTGCCCCCTCAACATATTTCCCATCCCTTTTATTTACCTCTGGAGATAGTTGTCCTAAAACTTTCAGAAATGGTAATGCAAGATCTTCTTGCGTCATATTCTGAGAGCCTTTGTCTGCATCTGCTTCAAACATGTTGACTGCTAATGCACCTTCGTTTTTAGTTGCTACTTCATTCATGGTTATTGTTTCCTTTTTATTGTTGTTTTATTTCCAACAAAGATGTTGAAAATTTCCGTCGGCATTTCTTTACCTGCCTCTAAACGCTCACGGACTAGCGCTTTAAGAGTCATGGGCTCAACCTTCAACTTTTGTGTCGGTTGAAACCCACGTTCCTCTGCAAGAGCAGCATAATCTGCTGCCTTGTTATCTTCGTTACGACCAAATGATACCAAGATCTCGTTCTTAATAATATCACCAAGTCCATTGTCTCGAAGCCAGTTAAATGCTTTTTCTCTATTAGCTATAGAAATACTAGCACTATAATTAGGTTTTACATCTACTGAAGAACCATCCATAAGTTTAAGGTGAGATAAACCCATCTCAGCCATCATGGTTGGAATTACTTCTCCAGATAGATAATCAAATTCTTTTTTTGTACTTTTTAAATTATCTTCCTGCAATTCTATTCTTTGTTGTAAAGAATTTAATTTCTCTACTTGATCTGCAAGTGTTTTTATGTTGTCAGTTTTTTGTATGACCTCTTGTTGGTCTTTCTCAAAATCAATGTTGTTCATCTATCTTTCCTCTTTCATATAAGTTAATTTCAATAGGATAATATTTTCTTTCTTGTTTATCCCATTTTAGTAATTTGTATTTACCATTAGTCATGTCAGAAACTATAGAACATGCTACACCAATAATTGCAGGATCACCTGTCAATAATAAATAATCTTCTGTAGTAAAATTTTTTAAACCTTTTCTAAGTTTAAAAATTAATGGTCCAGGAGAAAAAATTATTTGTGATAATTCAGGTAATAAAAAAATAAAGTCATTGGTTGTAGAATAAGAAGCTGCACCCATAATATTTATTTTAGGTCTACCATCAGTACTACCAGCAATTTCTTGTATTACATAAACCTTTTTTTCTTTCATGCTTGACAATATAGTTATTAATGTTATCTTGTCAACTAGAAAGAAGAAAAATAATTATGAATTATAAATTTAAAACTAAACCGTATGCACATCAAATGACTGCATTAGAAAAGTCATGGAATAAAGAAAGCTATGCTTATTTTATGGAAATGGGTACAGGCAAAACAAAAGTATTAATAGATAATTTAGCTATGCTTTACGACAAAGGCAAAGTTAATGGTGCTCTTATTATTGCACCTAAAGGTGTTGTTGGTACTTGGTATAATAATGAATTACCAAATCATTTACCTGATCACATAGAACAAATAACAGTTTTATGGAAATCAAATATTACTAAAAAACAACAAGAAGATTTAGATACTTTGTTTTCTGAGGGTGAAGGTTTGCATATACTTATTATGAATGTTGAAGCTTTGAGTACAGACAAAGGATTAAAATTTGCAGAAAAATTTTTATCCTGTCATGAAACTTTAATAGCAATAGATGAGTCTACTACTATAAAAACACCTACTGCCAAAAGAACTAAAAATATTTTATCTCTAGGTAGAATGGCTAAATATAGACGTATTATGACTGGTTCACCGGTTACAAAAAACCCATTAGATTTATTTTCTCAATGTTATTTTTTAGATCCTTTTCACCTAGATCATGATTCTTATTACTCGTTTAGAACACGTTATGCTATCATGAAAACTGCTAATATATCTGGTCGTCAAATACAGTTGGTAAATGGTTTTAAAAACCTAGGAGAACTATCTGATAAACTACAACCCTTTTCTTATCGTGTTTTAAAAGATGATTGTTTAGATTTGCCTGATAAAATTTTTATAAAAAGAGAAATTCAATTATCTCCAGATCAACGCAAACTATATGATCAAATGAAACAAGAAGCTTTAGCCATTCTTAAAGGTAAACAATCAACTACAGTAAATACATTGACACAACTTATGCGTCTTCAACAAATTACTTGTGGTCATTTTACTGCTGACGATGGCAGTACTCAACCTATTAAAAATAATAGAATTGCAGAGTTGATGAATGTATTAGAAGAAACAGAAGGCAAAGCAATTATATGGGCTCACTATCAATACGATATGAAAACTATAATTAAAGCAGTTAAAGAAAAATACGGAGAAGATTCTATTGTTGACTATTATGGTTTAACTCCACAAGAAGAAAGACAGCCTAATATTAAGCGTTTTCAGGATGACCCTAAGTGTCGGTTTATTGTTGGAACGCCTTCTACGGGCGGCTATGGCATTACTTTGACAGCTGCAAACACTGTAATTTACTATTCTAACGGTTATGACTTAGAAAAGCGATTACAATCAGAAGACAGAGCACACAGGATCGGCCAAAAAAAATCAGTAACTTATGTTGATTTAATGGCGGACGACACTGTGGATGAAAAAATCGTAAAAGCTCTACGTAAAAAAATAAACATAGCATCTGAAGTTTTAGGAGAAGAATTAAGGTCATGGATTTAATAGGATATATACGCGTACCGCGCTGTAATTT